TAGATTACCCTTCTCATACTGCTGCGTAGCTCTAGCTTTAGCATTGGCTGCATGAGATCTGTCAGGCATTGGATACTTACGCTCTTTAGGCAGCCCGAAAACTGCCCCGCGTAGTCCTTGCCTCTTCTTAGAACTTAGCTTAGCCATGATTACTTCAAGAACTTAAGCTTGTATGCTGTGCTGTGGCACAAAGACAAAACTTCGTCGATGATGTTCTGGCACTCAGGTGAGTCACAAATGTCGTCGCGGTTGTCTTTGATCCAGTTGGTCAGGCCGCTGATAAGAGCCATGCTAGTTGCTGGTGTGCGGTAGCCTTCTGATGGGAAGTCCATGATCTGAAGATACTCACCTGTGTAGCACTCAGCAAACGAATCTGCAAAGTCAACAACTGAGTCGTAGAAGTCGTTCAAGGCTTTGTGTTCTGCATAAGACTGGGTCTTTAAGTGCAAAATATGAGCCGCTGTGCGTGCGTGAAATAAGCGGACGATAAACTCGCCAGCCAACCGAGTGTTTTCAGCCATGATAATCTCCTGTCAAATTTGCCCAATGATAACACTAGGCGGCCATGTGTGTCACGGATTCTTTGCCGTATGTCTTCAATTTATCTTTCCAGGAAGTCAATCTAGGGCCGTCATCTACCTGCGGCGGCTTTTTGTTTACGACTAAATTAAAGGCCCACGCCAGGGCATCGACCATGTCGTCATGCTGGCCAGCTGGGAAACGAAGCATCTCTCTTTGCAGCTCGTTAAGCCACGGAGCGTCTTGTAGGAACATCACCCTGCCCTGCTGCATGCGACCTTGAAGAGCTCTGGCTCGGACCATCTTGTCAGTCAGTGGCTTCAAGACTTCGTATGGAGGGAACAAATTCCGCTCGGCCATCCGCATCTCCAAGACAGGCTTGATTGCCTTCCAGATCTGACCATCCTCGAAACCAAGTGTAACTGGTGTATCAGGATAAAGGGACCATTTCTCCAGAGCGTTCAAAATCTCTTCGATGATTACAAACGTGTCGCCTTTAAATCTGACAATATCCAAGACGTGAATGAAGTTATTCTCGTCTTGCAAAATAGTGGCGCCCACGGTGTAGTCGTTCTGCTGCTTTTCGCCAATAGCGAAGTCCCATGCCTGGTAAATGTGGCGCTTACGAATCATAGGAGCTGTTGGCTCCAACCTAAACCACTCTGACTTGAAGTACATGCCTTCGTCGGGCACCGGATTCTGCTGATAGAGAGCTGACCAAATACGCGGGTGCATATTTGCTCTATAGTTCTCCATCATCTGCGTCGGGTATCTGTCAGGGTGCAGTGCCTCACCCATGTTACGCAGCAACTTAGCGCCTTCCGGCACTTCGATATGTTTATCTGCGTCTGACTCAGGGTTTACCCTAATAATTGAGCCATCTTGCGCTAAGTATTCATCCGCTTCAGCCAGGGCTGGGTAGCGAATAACCACAAACTGATCGGCCTGGTCCTCGTCACGCATTTTTTTCTGCAATCTACCAGCTAAGTCGTCGTCATTCCACCATGTCTGAATAACCAGCACGCCGCCGCCAGGGGCCAGACGTGTGTAAGCTGTTGACCAGTACCAGTCCCAGAGAGCATCGCGGATAACAGCGCTGTCCGCCTCCTCCATGTTTTTGATTGGATCGTCAATCGTAAGGATGTGGGCGCCCTTACCAGTAATACCGCCCCCGACGCCCGCTGCTGTGAAGCCACCCCCAGCTGTGGTGTTCCACGCCTCTACGCTCTGGCTGTCTGGATCTAGTTTCGTCTCCGCGAAGATCGCGTGGTACGCTCTGTCCCGCATCATCTCTCGAACTTTTCTCGAGAACTTCATCGGAAGGTCCATGTTGTATCCGCAATTGATCACCTCGTGTTCTGGATGATGCCCCAGATGCCATGCTGGGAACCTGATTGAAGCCAGCTCTGACTTGCCGTGTCGCGGTGGGACTAGGAGCATCAGTCTGGGGCTCTTTTTTTCGGCAACATCTCGGCTGAATTGCTCCAGTCGCCGACAAATATCCTCGTGCACCCAGCCAGCTTCGTACTGCGGGTGAAACTTTTTTGTAAACTGCAGGAGATTTCGGCGGGCTAATACCCGGGAGGCGAGCTCCTTCTCCAGCAGTTTCTTTTTTCGGACGTCTTTGTAGTCTGCCATCAGGCAAACATCTCCTTCAGCTTTTGAAACCAGGTTTTTTCGACCTGCTTAACCGGCTCAACTTTCTTTTGGGCTCTCGATTTCTGTGAAGTCTGTGTAGTCTTCGGTTTCGCCGGGGCTTTCTTCGGTGCCTTCACTGTATTCGAGGGCTTCTTGGCCTTGACCGCTTTCTGTGATGAGTTCGTCGCCATCTAAAATCTCCTGTTCAGCTAGTTTTAACAATTCTTCGTCAGAAAGCGTCTCAAACTGACTAAACAAACGCTTGGCTGACACAGAAACTTCCACCTGCACTCTCTGAGGTTCGTAGTAACCGCACATTTTTGCGATTTCTCTCCACCCAGAAATCTGCGCCGTAGGATCTGCAAGCAGTTTTGCTTGATCGATCGCGTGCAACATGCCGTCCATGACTTTTTTCTTGGTCATTTCCGACACCTTCTCGGCTTTTTTCCACTCCACCTCTAAGGCCGCGACGACAAAAGGCGACTTTTCCACCTGATAACCTTGAATTTCAGGATTTGAGTAGCCCGCTGCCTGTGCGGCCTGGATCACGTTCATGCCTTTTACTCGAGCGTCGACAAAAAGCCGCTGTTTTTCTGACAGCGTATGCTGGTTTATGGCCCCTTGAGGCATCGGAACTCGAGACAACGTTTTTGGCTTGGCCATTTTCTCAGAAAAAATTTTAAAATTTTTTTTTAAAACCCAATCTCAAAGAGGGTGGGGGTGCTTCGGATAGTAACACGATTCCAAGAAAAACTATAGATGTGTAATATACCGCACATTTTTTGCGTCGCAACAAAAACATGAAAAAGCTGTGTATGTAGCCGTGACACGGTATATGTACTCATCTCAGAACAGACACCCCACTTCGGATTCGGGTATGGCTGGCCCAATAAGAATGCTTTGTATCTTGGCCCCACGCATACGCGTGTGTCCACTCTTATCTTCTTGCGTAACTAACTACTAAGGAGTTCGTCATGAAATCACTAAATAATTTTGTAACTGTTGTATTGTTTATTTTGTTCTTCGTTGGCTCATACTTCGGCATCGCTGCATTCCACGCTGGCCAAGTAACCGGTCTTACCCTAGCTGCTGGTGTATACACCATGCTTGCTGTAATCATCGGCTTCATCATCCTAACTGAGAAAAGATAGGCCAAGCAATGCTTGTCCTAACTCTCATATCTTTGTGTAGTAACTCTTCATCAACAACTAAAGGAAATATCATGAATCAAGAAACTTTATCATTCGAAACACAGAACCAACCTGAAACTATCGTCGTCGAGACTATGCCTACCTTGCGTCGTCGCGTCTCTGCTACCGGCGAAAAGCACGGCCGTGCTGTTAGCCAACTCGGCGTAGTTACCGTAGCTTACGGTAGCGGCTTTGCCAAAGGCTTCATGGCTGGTTTCTCCGAGAAGTAATGCGCAGTGGCCCCGTAACCCGGGGTCCTTGGCGCTTGGCCACCGCTCTCGATGGGCTGGGCACCACGGGCAGTGTCGTCTGGCTCGGCGTAACTAAGTCACTGGGCTTTACTAAGCTTAGTTACTAAGTAGCCGAGCCAGACACAATGCCTTGGTAATCAAGCACTTAGCACTAAAAAACTTTTCTCCGTGGGCGCCGAGTGTGCGGCCGCTGCATATTATAAGAACTTTCTAAGGGTAAACCACTATGAATGTGTTTCTCAGTCACCTCAATTTCATGCCGTTTATCTACGGCGTTGTATTGTTTGCGTCAGTATTTTTGACCCTCAAGAACTTTATTTCAGGTCAGATATTCAGAGCTGTTGGCGTGCTAGCAATTCTGTATATCGGCTTTCAGATGCATGGCGAACAATCCGAAACTCGTATGGGTGTAGCTATCTGTGCCCTACTTGTTGACCTTTGTTGGCCAATGCTATTCGGGAAAAGAACAGCGTAATACGCTGTTCTGCTCTCACACTTGTTTGACATTACTTGATAAAGGAGATTGTTATGTCACTCAGTCATTGGCAAGTCAGTTATGACGCGCTAGAAAATTCCGACGATTATCTGCTAGTCGGCGATAGCAACAGAGACCCATTGCAAATCTTGATTCAACAAGAACTGCAACAGGAAGCAGAAACTTTCGGGTATGACAGCGTAGAAGATTACCTGTTTGATAACCCACAACTACTCATTCACTAATCACTAAAGGAAATACAAATCATGTCTAAATTAGAACAAGTAATCACAACTTTTGACCAACACAACATGTCATCTTATGTAGCTGGCCCTATTTACAGCTCTTGGTTATTCCGCATCAACAGCACACTCATCAATCTAGTATCTCGACAAGTTAAATTCCCAGACGGTTCAGGTGTAGAACACACACCTTGGGAAGAAGAAGTAACAGATGATGTCAAAGCAGAGATTATGAATT